AAGCGGGGCCGCCGGAGTGTGGTTTCCGGCCCTGGCCATCGGCTTCCGGGTCTACGGAATAGCGTCCACCAGCAGGATTTCAGTATACCCCGGTCGCCGGCCCGCGCCTGATCGCACGTCGCCTGAGCTGACTATCGCCGGATGAGGCCTGACGGCCGGGGCGTTATCCATTATCCGGGTGCCGGGAAAATGGTTCTGTCGGCGTGCGACTTGCAAGTTATTCAGCCGGATTCGCAAACGATGTCGGCGCGCGCCTATCGCTTCGGTGCGGGTTGCGCCTTCTTCGGCGCCGGCCAGCAACCCAGCTTCACTCCCGTTTCGTCGTGATCCTTTATCTGGCGTGCGGTGCCATCGGTCAGCACGTCTTGCCGATCCGCAAATATCGGCTTCCACGGCGTGCAGAAGTCCGTCTTGACGACGACGCGGTCAGCGCACCCAGCCATCATCGCGAAGCTTGCCAGCAGCAGAGGCAGGGTCAGCGTCTGCCACTTTCTGCGGCGGAGCGTCGGGCAGCCTAGCGGTTTCGACTTCGACTTCATGGCGCACCTCGTTGGCCTTGACCTGCTCTGTGGCTGCCGTGGCGGCCTCCTGCGCGTCCCGCGTCTTGCCCTGCTCCGCTGCCTTGCCCTTGGCCCGGCCGTACAGCACAGCGGCGCCCAGCGCGGCCAGGAACACGCCGGCACCGACGAGCCAGCCTCGCATCTTGGTCCATAGGGCGATCAGCATGCGGACAACTCCACTTCGGCCAGCCATTCACGTCGTCGGTCTTTGTCGTCGTTGAAGTAGGCGACGAGATAATTCCTGCCGCCAGCATCGACGTTCATTTCGATGATTCGACCTTTGGTTTCGATCGCATCAATCAGCACCATCTGGTTCAAGGCGAACTTGAACGCGATGACGTTCTGTCCGGAAAATTGGGTTGTGCCGGTGACGATGCTCATGCGAGCCACCATAGCGCGAGAGCCTGCAGCACAAGCCCGGCGAGACATGCCCACGCGATGCCGCGGGCGGTGTCGAGGTCGTCATCTTTCATGTCGTCGACCTGTAGAACACGTGGTCGCCGATCGTGGCCGTGGGCCGAAGCCCTGCGGTCCATGCCGGCGGCTTGACGACCTTCGGCGCGAAATAGTGCGTGGCGCCGTTCGTGCGATCGCGCAGCTTGCCACTGATCGCTGCGGCGGCCAGCACCAGCGCATCGGAGAACTGCGGGTCGCTCGCGGTCACGGCCAGCAGGCGCAGACGGTTCGGATCGTTGCCGTTCCAGCAGCTGAACTGCCAGGGTTTCGTGCACACCTCGCTGAAACCCTCGCCCCACCAATCCGGCTTGCGATCGTTGTGCAGGTCGATGTCGACGCGGTTCGTGATCACATTGGCCACCGCCGCCATGCCATCCATGCCCTGGTTGCGCGCCTCACCCCAGATCGTGCGCGCCAGCGTATCGAGGTCGTCCATCACGCATCTTCCTTCGGGACAATGCGCCCGTTCTTGACGGTGTAGTTCACCGCCGGCAGCGGCGATGGATCTGGCGCACGATCGGCAGTGCTGCCCGATCGTGCGCCGGACATGAGCCTCGCGAACTCAAAGGCATCACTCATCTGCTTTCGCAAGCTCGCATCGAGCTTTTCGTAGAAGCTCATCACGCACCCGCCTGGTCGGTGTCGTCCGGCTTCGGCGTCTGGTCGATCAGCCGGCCGTAGACGCCGACCGCGGCCGTGACCAGCGTCGCGATCGCCAGCCACCCGGCCGGCACCGCGGCGCGCCAGTCCGCCGGCAGCGACAGCCAGATGCCGGGCAAGGCGCCGGTGATCGCCAGCGCATGCACGGACAGCCAGCGCCAGGCGCGTTTCCAGTCGGGGACGAGTTCCGGCTTCTTCATCGCGTCCACTCCTTCATCTGCTTGTCGGCTTTCGAGTCGCTCAGCCTGTCCACCTTGTCGCTGATCTTGTTGAGCTGCGCGAGGATTTCGGCGTACTTCGCCTCGCCGTTCTGCTGCTGGATTTTCAGCACCGCCACGTCGCGGCTGATCACTTCCTGCTGCGCCTTGATGCCGGGTAGGTTGTCGGTGGCATAGGCGACGCGCGCATAGCCCCAGGTGATCGCCACCAACACCGACAGGAGTGAGACCACGGAACACGCGGCAGCCAGCACCGTGCCTATCGTCCACGTGGGCTCGACGTGCGGCAGATGGTGCGAGCGGCGGACGTCGCGGTCGGGTAGGAAGCGCTCGTATTCGGTCATGCGGTCACCTTTTCATGAAATCCAGGACGGTGCCGGGGTCGATCTGACCAACAGTGCTTTCAGCATGTCCGCCACTGAGCTGATGCAACTCAACCGTATTCGCGCGCGTGGCCATCGCTTGGGTGTACTGCGGCAGGCACGTCGTGTCGCTGTCGCCGTACCAAAGCTGCATGGGGATGCCGTTCAACCCACCATTGCCAGCGATGACATAGGGGTTATGCGCCGCGCCATAGGTGGCATCCGAATAGCCGCCTGAATAGGCCGCGTCAACAGACGTCTGATACACCCGATTCCGAACGTCCTGGATGTTGACCACCGGAATAGCGGCGATGATGCAATCCACCAGCGTGGGGTTAGCCGCCGCCCACACCATCGCGTTCTGACCGCCCATCGACTGGCCTACCAGGATGATTTTCCCAGCAGCTACATCCTGCAGCGTGAGTAGGTAGTTCTTCGCCGTCGTGATCCGACTTATCGCTGTGTCGTTTCCCCACGTCGCGACACCGCCAAGATCGCACGACAGCATGGTATAGCCGGCGTCGGCAATGGCATTTATCAGCCTCGCTCGGCTTGCAATCGTCATCCATGTCAGTCCACCGCCAACGTCAGCTTCCGCGCCGTGCACGTAGAGAACCCCGGGCTTTGCGCCCTTCCTGCACTTCGGCCGCATGACGACATCCGCCTCGCCGGCGGTAACGCGACCGATGCCCGCGCTCGTCCACATCAGGTCGTCCTCACCTGCAGGTAAGGACGGTCATTGGCGTCACCGTACAGATATGCTGTTCCGCCACCAATGGCGAGAATCTGAAGCTTGAAGGTGTAGGTACTTCCGGGCGTCAACCCACTCACGCGCGTTTCGCGCGTCTGCGTCAGGTAATTTCCTGTGCCGGGTACGGTGATGTTGCTGGTGTTGAAACCATCGGCTACGGCTTGGATGCGAACGAATGCGCCAGTGAGTGAATTTCGCACCGCGCCTCCGTAGGAAAGCACGACTGGCCGCTCGCCCACCTTGCACGTTACCGACAGCCCGGCGATGTCCACAGCAGTTGCCGAAGTCGTCGTCGTTGTATTCGTGATCTCGGCGTAACCTATTTCTGTGCCGCCACATGGAAGCACCGTCCATGTTGAGCCATCCGATCGGTAAGCTTCCTGCACGTCGGTGGCGTAGTAGATGACCCCTGCTGCAGCACTGGCGGCCGGCCGGCTGGCATAGGTGCCGCTCTGCGTCGATGGCGCCTTGCCATTGATCTGCGCCTGAAGCTTGCCCAGCGCGCCAAGCACGGTATCCGTGGCTGTGATGACCGTACTGGTGGCGGTGGACAGCCCGGTGAGTACAGCCGCGCGCACGTCGGTAGCGAAGTCGCGCCACGTCTTGTCGCCGCGCCGGTACTGGGCCGTGGTGCCGGCGGCGATGGCGGGCTCAGCACCCACCTGCGCCGGCGTGTAGTCGCCACTCGCAGGCGTCACGCTGCCCGTGCGGCCGTTGAAGCTGGTCACGCCAGCAGTCGGAACCAGCAGCTCCTGCCAGTTGGCCAGCGTGGACGCCGGTGCCGCGGTCAGGATGAAGGACTTCGACAGATCCGTGCGGACCGCAACGTCGCCTTCCTGCGCAGACAGCGCCAGCATCGCCGCCTCGGTATTGACGACGAACGTCTCGGTGATCGCCAACGCCGGCAGTTGGCCCGCGTCGAGCTTGCCTCCAGCATCGAGCGTGGCGAGGCCCAGCGGTTGCGCCTTCTGCAGCGTGATACGCGCATCGGCACGCGCATCGGTGTAGTAGAGGTTGGTGCCCTCGGCGAGGTCGGTCGTGGTCGCTGCGCTGGTGCCGCTGATCCGTCCCTTCGCGTCGCGGGTGATCTTGACCAGGGTGGCGCCGGTGCCGGAGTCGGTGAGGTCTTTCAGCGTGGCGGTGATCGACGTGCCAGCGGTGTAGGCGAGGTCGATGGTTGCGGTGTCGGCGAGGATGCCGCCCACTGCGTCCTGGGCGCGACGATCGGTGAACCAGAGGTTCCACGCGCCTTCTTCCAGGTCGTCAGTGGTATTGATCGAGCCATCGGAAGGAGTGCCGTCGCCGAACAGCGCCTGCAGCTTCGCCGTGGTGGCCAGGGAACCGTCCGGCATCAGCAGGTTCACGCCGATCTGCGCGCCGACCGTCGCGCCGGCTTCGACCGTCACCGCTTTCGCGGCGTTGCCGAACAACGGAACCTTGGCGAGCCGGCGCGTGGACATGCCAGCGTTGTAGGGCAAGGGGGGATAGGGTCAAGGCATAGCCATCCGCAACACCGGTGGACGCGGTATGCTCGCATGATGCTCATGAGCCTCCTGCGTCTCTTCGTCGTCGGTCCGGCCGCCATCGCCATCGGCGTGCTTTTCGCGCTTGGCTTCGGTCTTGCGGGTGGCGTCGCAGTCGGCCTCTGCGTTCTGGCATGGCCGGCAGCTTGGGCCTTCGACGCTATTCGCCGCCGGCTACGACGTCACGGTTCCATGCCGCGTTGAACGCCTTCTGGGCTTCGGCGCGCGTCTGCGCATGGGACCGAATCGAGGCATCGCGCTGCGCGTTGGGAATCAACGTCATGGGTGCCGCGGTGTAGGCGCTGCGGATCGCCTCGTTCTGGTCGCTCACCACCTTGCTCGCGGCCTTGTAGCGTCCGAACACGGCGGTCTCGTCAGCGACCACGATCTGCGGACGGCCGTCGGACACGATCACCTGGCCCGCCACGTGACCGTCGCGCGTCGTCTTGTACCGCTTGAAGTCCGCGCCCTTGAGCTCGGGTGAATCCTTGATCATGGCCAGCGCCGCCTGTTCGCCGTCACGCTCGAACGTGTCGCGCAGTTTATCGAGGCTGCGCTCGATCGTCTCGCGGCGGTCTTAGAACATCGCTTGCTGCGCGGCCTTGTCATCGACCGTCTTGGTGAAGCGGTTGACGATCGGAACGTCGCGCGATGTCACGGGCGCGTCGCCTGCCGCCATCTGGCCCAGCGTGGCCACGTCCACCACGAACTTGCCCGCGCCGCCGCCGAGCTTGTCCACGATGTACTGGATATCCTCGGGCGCCAGGTCGAACGCGCTCATGGGCGGCGGCGTGTAGTCGTCGCCACCGCCGATCCGGTTCAGTCCCTTGGACGCCACCTTGAAGATCTCCAGTGTGTCCGGGCGACCCACGGTGGAGCGCGGCACATCGAACTTGCCGAACGGATTCTCTTTGCGGATCTGCCGGCCCCAATCATTGCGGTTGACTTGGATCGACAGCGGAATGCGCAGCGCAGTCGGCACCAAGCCGAGAGCGCCGTCGTCCAGCGGCACCGGCGAGAAGGACTGCACGCTCGCAGACATCACGTCTGCCGCGATCGCCATGCCGCTATCCTGTGGCCGGTCCTCCCGGTGCATCATGGCATCGGTCACGCGGCCGGCCAGGTACGGCATGATGTTGAAGCCGTAGGGCATCGGGATCGTCAGCAGGTGCTGCTGGCCGCCGTCGTCCAGCCACGTGAACACCAGATTTCGCTGCTTCACGTAATCGGGAACCTTGTCCCAGATCGGCGTGCCGTCGTCGTCGTCCTGACCCATGCCGTACATCACTGCGGCCACCTGCGCGGCAGCCAGCGCGCCCAGGTATGCCCACGTCTTGGGGTGCTTGGCCAGTGTCACCGTCCGTTTCGCGCCCTGCATCGAGGCATTGTAGAACAGCAGCCACGCATTGAGTTTCGAGCCGGCGTAGCCCTTGCGGTTGAAGTTGACCGTCATCTCCTTCGCGTAGGCGGCGGCCGCCTCGCGGCTCATGCCGCGCTTGCGCAGCGTCGCGTAGGCCGACAGGCGCAGGGCGTTCTCCACGCTGTCATTCATGGCACCGACCATGTCTGCAAGCGCGCGGCCGGCTCGGGCGATGCCGTGCGGGTTGTAGCTCCCCAGCCGGCCGTCGCCGATCTTGCGCGCCAGGTCCTCGACAGACGGCATGTGCACGTAACCCGTTTTCCCGCCGTCCTCGGCGAACTCACGCGCGAAGCGGTCGGCCTCGGTTGTCGGCGGTGCCCGGCGGGCCTCCTTCCATGCCGCACGAATAGCCTTCGGGTAGTACAGCGCCGCCTGCATGGCCGCCAGCTCGCCGTGCTCCACGCTCATGCCGGTCAGGCCGAACAGCGCGTCGCGCGCCGCGTTCACCGGGATGAAGGCCGGGTTGTAGCGCGTCAGCACCGACGAGAAGTAGCGGTTCAGCGCGCCGGCCGCCCGGGTCAATCCGCTCAGCTGGTCGACGCCGACCATGTTCAGCGCCTGCGCCAGCGGGGCAAAGTTGATCTGCACCTTGTAGACGTTCCCGCGGTGGCGCACAGCGATGATGGAGGGGTCGCTCCAGTCATGCACCACGGCCTCGTAAACTTCGCCGGTAGCGTCCAGCTTGCGCTCGGTCTGCACCGGCTCCACCGACCACAGGGCGGGGTTCGGGTTGGCCAGTACCAGGCGCATCACGGCGCGGCCCACACGCGCCTTCTCGCTGGCAATGATGCTGCGCTGCGCGTCGCCGATGATCTCGCCCAGGATGTTCTCGGCGCGGTTGCCGGCACCACGGCCCAGCGCGTTCTTGACCGGCGAGGGTCGGGTGTCCAGGCCGCGCCCCGCACCCTGCGATGCGCCGTCGAACTCGTTCTCGCGCACCTGTTTTCCGCGCAGTGGCACATAGTGCTGATACTGCGCCTCCATCGCGTCGAACTGCTCCTGTGTGATCAGGCCGCTGTCCAGCAGCCGGCGACGCGTCTGGTGCGTCAAGGCATCCACACGACGCGCGAGCGGGGCCATGCGCGCCGTGTCGGCCCGGGCCAGGATCGCGTCCGCCTCGGCGTTCGTCATGCCGCTGCCGCCGTCCGGCATGGCCGGGTTGATGCTGGCGATCTGGGCATTGCGCTCCTTGGCGTGGCGCGCGTAGAGGTATTCGTCCAGCTGCGCCGGCGTCACCTTGGCCCGATCCATCGCCTGCACCAGCGGCACGATCCGGTCGGCCTCCAGCGCGTCGATGCCTTCCTTCACGCGGCCGTGCATCAGGTTTTCCAGCCGGTAGACGTTCTGGGCGTCGGGGATGGTCCGGCCCAGCGCCTCGGCGATGCTCCCTTGCACATCCCGCCATGCCAGCATCTTGTCGTCGAGCTGCGTGCGGGCGCGGCGCAGCGTGCCTTCGTTGCCCTCCCATTTGTGCGTGTCGAAGTTCCAGCCGATCGCCCCGCCGGCCGTGGGGCCGCCAAGCGTGCGTTGAGCCTCGGCCCGGCGCACAGCCGCATCGCTCCGCGCGTCTGCTGGCGTCCGGTGCGTGGTCGATTCGAGAATCGACGGACTGGACGGGTCGAAGGTGCCGCGGTTGCCGGTCTGATCCTCGGTCGAATCCAGCGCACTCTGCGGCTGGCCGATGGAGCCCTTGTTCTTCGCCGCCTGCCATGCCGCCTCCAGCAGGCTGCGCACGTCCTGGTCGGTGAAGACGTGCTTGCCGAACAGGTCGTCGATCATCGCCTTGAGGCGGCGCAGGAAGTTGGCGATGGCCGCCTTCACGCTCTCACGGATGCCTGGCGGTACGTTCACGCCATAGCGCTCGTTGATGTGCTCGTAGTTGCCGGTACGCACCGCGGCGGCCAGTTCCGCCAGCGCCTCCTCGGTCGCCAGCAGCACGCCATCGGCATGCGTCTTGCCGGACTTCTTCATCTGGTCGGCGATCTTGCGCTGCGCGTAAATCTCGTCCGCCAGGGCCTTCACGGTCGGGTTCTGGCGCGCGATGTTCAGCGCAGGATTGATCCGATCACCCAGCAGCGCGCGCAGGCCCTCATGTCCCGCGATCTCGTGCGCGGCATGCCATACGGCTCGCGCCGGCGTCTTGGTGACCTGAGTGAAGATGAACACCCGGCCGGTGTCGGGTGAGTACATCGCGGCCGTGACGCCCTTGCGGCCCAGCGCATTGCGCGACTCCACGCCCCTGCGCATCTTGTCCGGCAAGCCCTCGTAACCGTGCAGGTATTCCACGCGATCGGCCACCGGCCCCAGCGCCTCGCGCACGGCGGCGCGCAGGCCCAGGCGGTCGGCATCCTCGTTGCCGCGGGCAATCGAGCGCTGCCGCGGCTCGTCGGCGAAGTCGGTCAGCTTCGGTTCGTTGGTGCTGGCGCGACCGGCTTCGCCTTCGATGTCAACCTGCTGCGGCCGGGGGCCGTCGAACAGGCCACCATCACCCGTGTCGGCGCGGCCACCGTTCAGGCCGTTTCGCTGCGCGTCCTTCGCCTCGATGGCCGCGCGGCTGTAGTCGCTGGACGTAGGCTCGGCGAACAAGCCGCGCTGGCTGGCTACCGGACGGGCGCCCTCGATGCTGGCGGCCGGCCGGTCGGCTTCGAGCTGGAAGCCTTGCGTGCTTTCGGCGACGCCGGAACCAGCGGCGGCAGGCCTTGCTTGATCCTGGCCAGCTCCGCCTTCACCACCGATCGGCGTTGCTCGGGTGTCAGTGCCACGGTTAGTCTCCTGATCTGCAATGTGCCGCGACAGCCGCCGGGCTTGCTCGGTCACCGAACCATCCCAGGTGGCGTCGATGATCTTCTCCGACGACACGCCGGCATCATGCGCTCGGCGCACCCATTGCGCCAGCGTCAGCGCCTCGCGATCGTCATCCCGCGACAGGTCGGCCTGGTGATCGCGAAGCTCCTGCACCGCTCGCACCCGGTCAGCCTCAGCCATGTCGGCCTGATCCTGCTCGAACTGCGCTCGGTCAGCTTCATACGCGTCGTCATATTGCTTGGCGACGCCCCGAGCATAGTCGATGAACCGCCGTTCCTTGGCGTTCAGCGACTGCCCAGCGGCATACTTGTCCAGCGCCACGTGGGCCTGCTTCTCGCTGATCTTGCCGCCCTGCTCTGGACGCATGCGCCAGAAGTTCGATTCACCGTCCGGGCCAGGCTTGCCCACCCACGGCGTGCGGCCGATGACCTCGCCCGATGTGCGACCGAAACTCGCGCCAGAGGAAATATCACCGTCAACCTCGCCGCCGCGGATCATCTGGCCACCGCGGGTTTCCCAGCCGATCTCGTTGCGCAACGCCTCGACCGAGGCGCGGTCGTCCACCAGCGGTGTGGGCTCCGGCACCACGGGCGCGGCAGCTTCCGGTGCCTGCATCGGTGCCGCTGGCGTCGGTGGTGCGCCCTGCGCCGCTTCGGTCGCCACCCGCGCCCGGTCCATCGCCGCGCGCACGTCCGCCGGCGTCATGGCGCCAGCCTGCGGCATCTGCGGTGCCACGGCCTCGCCAAGGCTGGCGGGAGCTGCAGCGGCCGGCGCTTCCACCTGCTGAGGCACAGGCGCCGGCTCGGGCGCCGTATCGGCGCGGCCGGCCAGCAGCGCGGCCAACATGGTGTCCAGGTCGTCGGGTGCCGGAGCGGCCTCGACAGGCGCGGCAACGGCAGGAGTACTCGTCGATGCCAGCGGTTCGACTACTTGCCCCGGCAGAGGCGGCGGCGTGCCGGCGGTGCGGCCGGTGAGTGCCGACACCATCTCGGGAACGTTGATCGCCACATGACCGCCGCCACCCAGCGCGCCGCCCACCACGGCCGCATCCAGTGCGCCGAGCAACTGATCCTTGATCGACGTTTGGTTGCCGGTGGCCTGGTCGTCGATGTACTGCTGCATCAACTGGGTCAGTCCTTCCTGGCCGCCTTCCGTCGCGACCGCGCGGCGCAGCGTGCCAGCACCAGCCTTGCTCATGATGGCCGGCAGGCCGATCGACTCGCCGATCTTCTCGGTGGCGCCCGTCAACGCGCCCGCGGCGGCCGCCTCGCGACGCGGCACACCCTGGCTGCGAAGGTCGGTGTATTCCTGCGCGCCGGTGGCCGCGCCCATCATTGCGCTACCCAGCTCGGGGTTCCGCGTGGCCAGTGCCAGCGCCAGCATCGGGAGGGATTCGGCGCCGGTGTTGCCGTAGTAGGCCGCCGCCTTGCGGACGCCCTCGACCGGGTTGGTGACCAAGTCGCCCAGCCCTGGCCGCGGGGTTTCGGCCTGCGCACCTTGGCGATCCGCGTTGATCTGCTTTTCCACGGCAAGCGACTGCGCCGCAACCTTGTCCGCCCCCAGCGGGTTGTCGCCGTAGAGCATCCGCGTGGGCAGCATCGCCTGGTCCACGACATCGGCGCCCGTGTGCAGAGTGGACGCCAGCGCCGATGCACTGCCGCGCTTGATCGCGTTCCAGAGGTTCGCACCTCCCAGCCCTTCGACCACCGGAGCGACCGGGTCGCGAGCCAAATTCGCCAGCCCCATGGCACCCGCACCCAGGCGCTGCAGCAGGCTCGGAGCCTCGGTCGGCGGTGGCGTGGCGCTGCCTTGTGCATCAGGCGACCCGGTAGAGGCGAACGGGTCGTAATCGACCGGCGTCAGCTTGCGTGCAGGCGCAGGGGCGGCGGCCGCGAACGGGTCGAAGTCAACCGGGGTGAGGGTCGCCATGCTCAACCATCCACCCGCAGCCATTTTCCGGGGCGGTTCGGGTCGGGCACGTAGAGGTTGCCATCCGGTGCGCGGCGCGGCTCCACGGCAGCAGCCGGATGGCCCGGCGCCGCCGCAGCGGGCGCGCCGCCCGCGTCGCCACTGAAGATGTGGGTCAGCATGTCCACGAGAGGCGCCATGTTGACGGTCGGCTTGGCATCGGGCTTGCTGTTCTTGCGGTGCACGCCGGCCATCGCATCCGAGTTTCGGGCGCGGGCACGCGCCGCTACGGCACTGGCATTCGACGCGTCAGCCCGCGCGCCTTTCGCCATGATGTCGGCCAGGCCGACCTGCGTCGGCGTGTTGCCCCCCACCGCCGCCTGCTGGTCCGGCGTCACCATCGCACTGAGCAGCGTACCGTCCTGGATCGTGGAAAGGTTGACCGGCCTGCCGCTGCGCACCATGTTGATGCGGTTGAGCAGGTTCAGGTCGGCGTCGGGCGCCGTGGCCACTTCCATCGCCCGGTTCCCGAAGCCGATGCCCTGCTGATCCTTCTGGTAGCCGGAGAGTTCGCGCGGGTCAATGCCGGCATGCAGCAGGCCGTTCACCAGCTGACCCTGCAGGGAATCCATGGCCTCCGGCACGAAGGCCTGGCCGGTGACAGGGTCGCGACCCGATACCACGCTGCCGACCAGTTCGGGCGTGATGCTCTGCAGGCCCATGTTCTTGTCGCGCTTCGTGCGCGCGTCCTCGAGCAATCCCGCCTGCCGCGAGCCGGCCTGATAGCCAGCCATCGCCAGCTTCTGGCGCTGCAGCGAATCACCGCCAGCCAGTGCCGCACCCAGTTCACTCCATCCGCTCATAGATCGGTTTCCTCAACTCTTGAACGGCATGTTCACGCGGAAGCCGTTGCCGGCGTCGTAGATGTCGCCGGTGCCATTCATCTGGCCACTGCCACCACCACCACCGCCCGCCCCGCTCGCTCGCGCCATGCCGTAGGCGCGTGCGCCATCGGCCACCGCGGTCAGCCACGGATTGGGCCGGATCGCCTGCAGACGCATCTGCGAGAGGAACTGGTCGGCAGCCGATCGGCGCTTGATCTCGTTGAGGTCGGAGCCGTAGCGCGACAGGTTGGCGGCCTCGGCCTGGCGCTGCAGCGACGGCGCGTCGATCGCGCTGAGCAGGCCGGCATTGGAGGCGCCGTAGTTGCTGATCCCCAGCGCGGCATCATTCGCCGCCTTCGTGTAGGCGCCCGACACGTTACCGACCTGGGCCAGCGGCCGCACGGCGTTCGGGTTTTCTGCCCTCAGCTTGGCCATGAACTGGTCGAGCAGGTTCGACTTTGCGGCATCTGGCGAGGACTGCGCGGTCTTCTGGATCAGTTGCTGCGTCTGCTGATTTTGCTGTTGCTGCAGGCCGTACTGCTGGCGCAGCTGGCGGGCCAGCTCGCTGTCCTGACGGCGGGCAACCTGGCGGTTGTTCGCATAGGTGGCGGTCGCAGCGAGGATGGTGGTTCCCACGGCTACCCAAGACATGGCGTTTCCCCTTCCGCCATTGGCGGCAGTACATCGCTGGGGTCGACAATGTCGGCCTCGGCCGTTTCCAGATCCTGCGCGTCACACACCACGGTCGTGGACCAGATCACGTCAGTTAGCGCGACGGCGACGCGCTTCGTACCCGGCGGCGAGACAACGACCTCCGGGCCCGTCAGCTCGACGATGCCAGCCTCGGTGGAAACAGCGATCGTCCCGGACACGAGCACGTTGTGCTGCCCCTTGCGGTGCTTCTTGCCCGTGAGGGCGGTACCGGCCGGGATCAGGATCACGCGCGTCACCATGCCGTGCCCGAAGAAGGTCTGTGCCGGGATGCACGCCTGCGGACACTGCGCAATCGCCGCCTCGAATGCCTTCACGGCTTCTGGCGACGGGTGACGAGGCAAGGTCAGGTCCGAACCATCCATCAGCGGCCTCCCGTCGCGCCGGCGCCAAAGCCGGGCTGATACCAGCCGCCAAGACCGGCGTTGAAGCTGTCACGCAGCGCCTTGGCGTCCTGGCTCTTCTGGTAGATCGAGGCGAAGTCGCCGAACGCATCACCGAAGGCATTGGCCGTGGCGGCCGGCCGCGAGGACTCGAGGTTGCTGCGCAGCGCGCTGGCGGCCTGCGACGCGGCACTGGTGGCGTCCAGACCGCCCTGCGCGGCGGCGATCAGGTTGGCGCGGGACTGTTCATCCTGGGAACGCAGCGAGGCGCCAGCAGCCATGCCGCGTCGCGTCGTTTCGAGCACGCCCTTGAGGTAATCCTTGCCGGCCTGTGCGCCCAGGTCTGCCTGCACGCTGCCACCGACCTGTCCGTTGCGGGCCATCGCAAAGCGCATCCGGCGATCGTTCAGCGCCTTCTGGTCGTCCAGTTGGCCCGTGTAGTAACTGGTCGTGTCGCGGGCCAGCTGGTCATATTGGCCGGCACGCGAGGGATTGTCGAAGATGCCGTTGATTTGCGCCGTCGATTCCGCGATCTGGCGCTGACGCGCCTCTTCGTTCGCCTGCGCCTGTTTGGCTGCCTTGTCGCTGCCACCACTCATGGCTGGTTGTCCTCCGCGATGCGCGCATAGGTGACGATGTCCTCGCCATGGGCGCCGGCGCGGCGACGGGTGCCCTCGTGGCGCATCCCCAGCGCCTGGGCGTACCAGTCAGTCGCCGCGGTGCGCGTGGCGATCGTGTCCACCGACAGCCGGCGCGCGCCCTGTTCGAACAGCTGGCCCATCAGCCAGCGCGTTGCCTTCGTGATCGTGCGCCAGTGCGTCGCCCAGCCGTCGGCCGTGCCGGCCATCCAGCCGCTCCACACGCCGGGTAGATCCTGCTGAAAGCCACCGGCAGCCGCCGGCGCGCCCGCGTCATCGACCACCACGAAAGCCAGCCCCGGCGTAGCCATGAAGCCGCGGGCAGCGACCTCGGCGTCGTAGGCCTCGGCGCCGCTCATGGCCAGCCAGTGCGCGATTTCGTCCGCGCGCATGTGCTCGGCCAGCACCTGGAAGTGCCAGTTGCGCGGAGCGACGACATGGGACGGCGGGCGGCTGGGGTAGCGCATGGCCAGCAGCATCGGACAGGCCGCGCAAGGATCAAGGCGCGTCACGACCCCGCCCTCATGTCCTGCAGGTACAAGCTCACGGCCTGCAGTTGCCACTTCTGCCCACCGGGGTAGCTCACGCGCACGCTCATGGACGGCGCCATCACCGGCAGCGGAATGATCTGGCCCGGCACGGTGTCCGGCGGCACCGCGAAGTCGGTCGTGAACGTGCCCTGATTGCTCTGGTCGTAGCCGAGCGCAAACGTCGAGTTGCCGCTGCCAACCAGGTCGAAACCCACAACCTGCTTCGATACGCCCGGCCGGCCGAAGTCCAGCCATTGGTATTGCACGATGCCCGGAAACGCCTGCTGGCGCGTGGCGTCGCCTGCGAAATCCAGGGCGGTCGATGCGTCGTAGCGCAGCACGTCGTCACCGCTGCGCATGTACAGCGTGTCGTTCAGCATCACGAAATCGTCGATGGGGAACGGGAACACGTAGCGGCTCCATTTCCCCTTGCCGCCGTTGAGGGTGTAGACGTAGATGATCGTTGACTCGCTCATGCGAACCCCGCTGCTTTGGCATGGGCTAGTGCTCGCGTGGCGCCGAGCGCATGGTTGTACAGCGCGAAGTCACTGCCGAAGCCGTTGAACGCATACGACGACAGGAAGGCGGCAGTACCAAGGAATTGCAGGTCGCCATAAAGCTGCGCGGCTCCGCCCGTGCCGGACGCGACCAGCATACCGTTCTCGTACAAGTTGGACACGGAGCCGTCGCGCTCGAAAATCAAATGCACGATCGACCCACTGGTCGAGTTGGGCGAAGCAATATCGGCCGCATCACAGCGCCCCGTCGCGAAGTTTCGCCCCGTGCCGCGATAGAACAACCGCAGGCCCATACCACCCGTGGTACCGATGGCGCCGAACACCTGATCCCACACCGCGCCTTTGGTGGACACCTTCTTGACGACACATTCCATAGCCCAGGCCGTCGTGCCACCGATGGCAACATCCAGCGCCACGTTGTACGGCACCGTGGCGCCAACCGCCGTGCCGTCACTACCCAGACTGGCTGTCGCCATGGCGCGCAGCGGAGGCGCGCCACGGGTGACCCCGACCGCCACGGTGTAGGTGCCGTGGTATCCGTTGCCGGAGCTGTCCGCCATCACCGTGCCGCTGGTTTCGTCGGCCTTCCAATAGCCCACCGGGCTATCAGCAAGAATGGCCGTGCTAAGCGTGTCCGTCGTCGCGGCTGCGTCAGGCAGGTCGACGATCGATCCGTCCGCATCCGTGACCCGCACCATCCAGGCATAGCTGGCCACCGTCGTGCGCGTACCGGTCACGAGGCCCGACGCGTCCATACTCAAACCCGTCGGCAAGGCTCCGGAAGCGATCGACACGGTACGCGGCAAAACACCGCCGCCAACGTCGTATTGGTAGTTGGCTGTTTCGCCAGTCCGGCCGTCCGGCAAGCCGCCAGTGATGACCAGAGGCTGCAGCGCACGAACCGCCAGCCAATACTGCCCGGCACCCGGGTAATAGGTCGCCAGCACCGGCGAGTCGTTCGCCGTGGCAATCCGGATGGATTCGCGCACCAACACGTCGACCGGCATGCCTACGTCGCCGGCCTGCAGGTTGACCGACGAGGCCGCAATGCCTATCGAGCGCACGCCGAGCGAGGACAGAAACAGCAGGTCATTCGCTACCGGCGCCAAAGCCTTGTTGTGGGTCGATGCCACCGGCAACGCGTCCAGCAGCGTGATGCTCGCCGGGTCGGGGTCGACTTGCCACATCTGGAAGCCTTCCGAGTTGAAGGCCACCAGGTTGGAGCGGTACAGGCCCATCGCCGCGATCGGGTTGGATCCGTACGTCTGCAACCCGAACGGCAGGTAGCCGGCATCGTCGGTTGCGCTCCAGTCCAGCGGATTGACCGTGGCGCAGTAGCGGATGATGTCGTTGTCCGCGGCGTAGACCTTGCCGGCGGCGATCGCGACGATCTTCGTGTTCGGGCAGTTGGCATCCTCGACACGCCGCGAGGCGGCAAGCCAGTCGATCGTGCCGTCATGCACCGCGCCCCCCACCGATGTCGCCCAAGTCGGCTCGGTGGCGCCGCTTTTCAGGATCGGCGACGCCTCCCAGACCAGGCGCGTGGCGATCACGCCTTCCCACGTCACCTCGTTGTCGGTGACCGTGACACCGGTCGACGTGGGCCACACCGGCTCGGTCTGCGCGCTCTTCCCCGGATTGGCCTGCGTCGCCTTGAAGATCAAGCCCGCCGGCGGCTTGCGTCGCGCGTAGGTCACGACCAGATTGTCGCCCCAGATGGGGTCGGCCGAGTTCTGGTAGAGGTAGATGCCGCAGCGCGCGTAGGACGTGCCTGCCGGAGCTGTCGCCTGCACGCTCGATGGATGCCACGCCCCGCCACGGCCATCGTTGACGATGTTGCCGCTCACGGGCTGGCCGATCTGCGCATCGCTGGCGTCGAAGAACAGCACCTGCACGTAGCCGCGGGTGTGATCGACGTCCGAGGCGCCCTGCTGGATCATGCAGTTCGCGCTGATCGTCTCGCCCGGCGACATCAGGAACTTGGCCTTGTTGAGCGCCAGGCCGCCGGCCGTCACGCCAGGTGCGATGCAGCAGTTCGCGTTGCTGTAGCCGCCAGTGCTGGAGAACGTGCAGCTGCCGGTATAGTCCCAGCCGCTGTTGCCCGCGGCGAAGTCGCCGTTCTCGGCGCTCGTGGCGTCCACGGCCGGCTGGCTCGCCGGGATCACCAGCGAGCCGGGTGGGTAGGTTTTCCCTGACTGCCATTTGTCGGTCATTGAGCGGCGATCCGGTTCTGCCCCGGACGACCGCCCGGCAGGTTGTCGTAGCGCCCGCCGCCGGGTGTGCTGCCGCCGCTGGGCGGCTTCGGTGTCGGGGTGGTGTCCACGTCCTCGATGACTTGCGCCCCTTCGGTCGTCAGCCATTCCGGCTCGTTGGCCGACGAGGTCGGGTTGTCGCCGTCCGCCTCGATCACGGTGTATTGCCAGCCGTTGTAGACGGTCGGCTGCACGACATCGCCCACGGTGTATTTCGTGGATGCCTGCCACGCGGCCGGGTTGGGGCCGCCGGTCGCCTCGTAGGCCAGGCCGTTCGGCGTGGTCGGCTCGATCACCGCGCCACGCAGATACATCGTGTTGGCCTTCCACGAGCCGGCCGACTGCAGCCAGTAGTGGTACACACTGCCGTCACTGAACTCGGCAACCACGTACAGGAATCCGAGGAACGGCTTGGCGAAATGGATTTCCTTGAGCGTGCCAGCAAAGGCGATATCCGGATGAGCCAGGACGTCGACGACGTATTCATCGCTGCCCGGGTCGATGACTTCCAGCGCGAAGACGTGCAGCTTGCCCTCGAACGCGCACAGCCCTTTCGTGCCGGCGGGCAACGTGTGATCCAGCGTCGTGCCGCTGCGGCTGGTCGGTGCGCCGGAGGCATCGACGTGGCCGTTGAGCAGATCGAACAGCGACTCCGGCGAGGCGCCGCCCTTGTCGCGCAGGCGCGTAATGCCGGTCTTGAGTGACCCTAGGTTGACCTGACGCAGCGCCATCAGCTCACCGCCTTCGGTGGAATGGCCGGCGGCGCCAGTCGCTCGCCCGGCACATAGCGGCGCGTCTGGTGCGTAGCCGCAGTCAGGTCGCCCAGGAACGTGGTCAGCGCGCTCATGTGATTGGCCGCGTCCGGCTGGCTGTAGTGCGCCTTGGCGTAGGCCAGCGCGTGCAGCTTGACCGCCTGCGGGTCGATCGTGGTCACGTCGGTGTCGGCAGCGAACGGCAGCAAGCCGAAATCACCCTTGATGCGCAGCCGCCAGCTGTCGTCGGACGGCGCCGGGAACACCTCGATGCACTGCCGTATCTCGTAGCTGTCCGGAATGCTCGCGCCTTGGTAGCTGTAGCGCACCGGGTCGATGCCGCACACCAGCGGACGCCAGACGCTGTCGCCCTTGGAGATGCCCACCCAGCGCACGCGCGACGGGTCGAGCTTCTTCGTGCACGTATCAGCATTGGCCGGCAGGTCGTAGAAGCGCACGCCGGCGACCATGTTCCAGGTGAACCAGCGCTCCAGTCGCAGCATGCGGAAGCGCTGGTAAAGCAGCGTCTGCGCCTCGATCAGGAAACTGTTCAGCAGGTCGGTCATTCCCGGTGGCGGCGATGCCAGCATGGCAGCGAAGCCCAAGCGCACCATCAGGTACTTGCGCAGGTCAGCCAGCGTCTCGGTCGGGTGATCGTCGTCGCACGCGCAGTTGTAGTTGCCGATGACGGTTGCGCTGACCGTGGCGACGTTGCTGGTGACGCCGCCGTACGTGGCGGTGTAGGTAAAGCTGTCCGTGCCGATGTAGCCCGCTGCCGGCGTGTACGTCACCGCGACGCCGGTCACGGTCGCCGTGCCGTGCAGTGGCTGCGTGACAGCGACCGCGGTTGGCGTGACGGCCACGCCATCGGCCGTCACCGCGGTTGGCACCGCGTTGCTCGCGCTGCCTTGGACGACGGTCAGAGATTCGTTGGAAGCGACGACGATGGGCACTGGTAACCTCGGCCTTGATCAGCAAAACGGCCCGACCTTTCAGCCGGGCCGTCATCGGCAGTTGCGGCGCGGGCCGCGTTACTCGGCGTCGCCTTCCGCAGCTTCGGCCTTTGCCTTGCTCTTGCCGCCGGTCTTCTTGCCGCCGACGCGTTCCTCGGCCGCCTGCTTGCGCACCGCGGCGTCGTCGCCCTGCTCGTACGGCAGGCCGCTGTTCCGGGCCAGCGCACGCACCGAGCTCAAGGCGCGGCGCACCGCGTCGGGGTGGCCGCTGTACTTGGACTGCAGCCGCGCGTACTCGGTCGCGGCCGTACGCTCGCCGGCGTCCATCTCATGGTCGCCGGACTCGATGACGTCGTCCTCGCCGTGGATCTCGCGCAGGACCGCCACCTCGTATTCCGGCACGTCGAACGGAATGCCAAGGCCTTCGCGCTGGATCGTGCCGGTGACGAAGACCAGCTTCGCCGGGCCGCTCACTGCACACCTTCCAGGCTGATCGTGGCGGTGCCGGTGCCGGCGGTGGTGACGTTCACCCGAACCCACAGCGGCACCTCGATTTCCTGACGCAGGTCGGAAGCACTGGTCAGGCTGACGATGTCGGTCCAGTTGGCATCGGAACTGCCCGGTGCCGCCGGGCCAGCGGTCGGGTTGCCCTGAATCTTCACGACGCCCGAGCCGCCGATGGCGGCCTTGAGCGCGAGGAAGGCGTTCTTGCCCTGCCCGCCCGCGAAGGGCGACTTGTTGCAGAGGATGGGGGTCTGCGCGCCGGTGGACGTGATGTCCAGTGCGGTGGCGAGGGCCAAGGTCATAGCTTTGCTCATGGTTTCCTTCTCCGTCGCCGGCTACCAAGGCAGCCGGCGTGGTAGTGGTTGACGGTCAGCTGATCGACAGCACGGCCATGGAATTGCGCTTCTTCGTGGTGATCGCGCAGTCGTTGGTCAGGCCGAAGTAGTGCGTGTACCGATCGTAGACGCGAGCCGGCGTGCGGTTGATCATCCAGCGGCCCTTGAACGGACGCAGGATGGCGCCGGCCTTGCTGTTGAGCAGGTAGCAGCGCTTCTTCCAGGGGTAGGTGATCGCGCCGAGGACGTCGTCCAGACGGTCGAAGTCCGGGTCCCAGATGACCTGCACGCCCTTGAAGCGCAGTTCCTTGGTCGACGGGTCGATCGTCACGCCACCACTGGTCGACGCGTTGACCATGATCTCGTGCGTGCTGCGGGCATCCTTGCGCAGCGCATCGTAGAAGTCGGAACCGCAGGGAATGAAGCTGGGCGCGATGCCGCCGTAGCGGGTGCACGCGCGGTGCATCTGCTCCAGTTCATCGACCAGTGTGCCGGCCGTGGTGGTGACGATGCCCAGGCTGATGTTGTTGCGCCAGAAAGCGTAGTCCACCGCCGAAAGGCCGCCGATCACGCCGGTGCTCGGAGTGGTGCTGCAGATCAGGTCCAGGCCCGGGAGTGCCTTGCTGGACTGCGATCCATCCTGCAGCACGTCGAGCGCCAGGTTCTCCTGCATGCCTTCCTTCGTGGTCGTCCAGCCTTCCTTGATCAGGTTGACCAGTTGCGACTTCTCGGCATCGGTCGGCACGGCCTCGGAATCGTCGGTCATGACGATGCCGTTGTTGGCCAGCTCGGTCTCGTTGAGCGTGAAGCCGTCGTGCTGCTCGTAGTGCTGGAACGGCGCCTTGCGTACCGTGTCCTTGCGCTTGTACGTGACCTGGTCGTCGCCGGTGTAGCGCTGGTAGTTGGAGTCGTTCGTGATGCGCACCTTCTCGTTGAAGATGCCGTTCATGAACAGACTCGGCTGCTTGTTGGCGATGAACCACTTGAGCGTGGGATGGTCGGTGTTGATCTGGTCGACCGGGTCGCCGGAGGCGTAGCTCTCCAGCTGGTAGTTGGCGCCGGCGATCAGCTGCTGGGTGTTGACGGGCATCGCGGTGTCCTCGAATGGAAAGGGCGGGCCTTTCGGCCCGGGTCTTCCCGCGTTCGAGGAGCGCGACCCCTCTTGCAGCGCTACCGGCAGCGACCCCGGCGTACAGCTATCGCGGCGCGGCCTTCTGGCCGCTGGTGTGGGTGCGACCATGCCGCGCCGCGATGGACTGTCAAGGCCTCAATCGCGCTGCAGCGATTTCAGGCCAGCCTCGAAGGCCTCCATATCGTTCTTCGGTTTCTGGCGCATGGACAGGTTGCCGCCGGTCGGCCGCACCGGCATATGCGAGACCGGAACGCGAGGTGCAGGTGCAGGCGCCGGAGCGGGCGCCGCGGCAGGAAGTGTTGGCAGCTTGCGATAGGCGCGCTCGATCTTGTCCTTCCACTGCGACGGGTGGACCGTCTCGCGGATCACGTCGAGCGTCGGTTGCAGCAGGGCAAGCTTCCGCGCGAAGTCCGGGTCCGTGGCCTTGAGCTGGTCATTCAGTGCGGTGATGTCGGTGATCGCCTGATTCAGCGCGGCTTGGTGTTGATCCTGCTGTGCGCGCGTGGTCTCGCGAGTTTCGACCACCGTCGAGGTGGCACGCTGCGCGGCAATTTCCAGCGCGCGTTTGCGGCTGATGTCGCCGTTGTTCACCTCTTGCAGCAGATCAGCGTGTGCCTCCAAGGGGTCGACGAGGCCAGGCACCTCCCGGCCGAGCCGGCGCCCCAGGTTCACCACCTCGCCCAGCATCGCGTCGAAGGCGGCGTTCTGCATCTTCGGGTCGTCCGAGTTCATCGCCTTGATGACGTTCAACGCGGAACCGAACTGCTCCGGGGTGGCGGTCGAGGCGAGAACCGTGTCCTCCCACTCCTGCGCGCGCTGCGCGCTCTCGATAACCTGCTCGATGCGGCTCGCATCGGTAATCTGGTGCTTCGCCAACGCCTCGCGCAGCGGGGTCAACTCCTTCACCTGACTGGTGAGCTCGCGGAAGCGCTCCTCGGCGCGGCCTTTCAGACCCAGCTCCTTCACGGCCTGATCGGTCTCCGCATCCGGCTCGGGAGCGGGTGCCGGCGCTGCGGCCGGAGCGGGGGCAGCCGCGGCAGGCTTGCCATCCGCGGCGGCCTCGGCCACGACGTCAGCGGCGGTCTTCGGCGCGCCGTCTCCGGCCAAGGTGGCCAGGCCCTTGTCGAACGCGGCCAGGTCAACCTGTTCGCGGTCGACGGCTGGCGTCGGTTCGCCACCATCCTCGCCTGCAGGCTGGCCGCCATCGGTGGGCGTGGTGCCGGCATCGGCAGCGGTTTGGTCGCCGGCAGGCAGATCGGTCGGCGTGTTATCGGGTGCGGTGGCGTCGGTAGCGGTAGTCATGCAGGCTCTCCTTCGGGGTTCGGTTCGAACGGAATGTCCGGGGTGGCAGGCAATGGCGGCAGCGCGACCGGCGAGGCATGCGGCGCATCCACCTGGGTCGGCGGATCGCCCGGCTGCGGCAGCGCGCCGCTGACCATCGCGTCCACCAGATCCTCGGGCAGCGTGGGTGCGCTGGCATGGATCAGCGCCACAGCTGACGCGGGGGTGATGACCTTGCCCCGCACGTCGGCGAGCACGGCGGTCAACGCCTGAATCTGCGGGCCAGACAGCGTCGTGTCCTGCAGCGGCGGACGATGCGGCTCGGGCGGCGGTGGCGGCGTGCGCGGCGCATCGGGGATGAACTGCTCAGCGTCCAGCCGATCTCCCATGCGGGAGACGGTCTCCACGACCAGCGCCACGATGCACGACGCGATCTCCTCGGGCGACGATCCGCGCAGCTGCCCGATGGTCTGGATCGCCTCGCGCAGCTGCGGCAGGAGCGTTGCCCACGCTTGACGCTTGGCGGCGGTGTCGGGTTTGCCAGAGGAGCCGGCCGTGATCGACACGGTCACCAATGCGCTCATGTCCTCGATCGTCATGTCCTCGGGCCACAAGGCCCATGGCCCGGCGATCTCCTGCACGTCCTCCTGGCTGAGCGTCGTCAGCGCAACCTCGGCGGTGTAGTGCGCCAGCTCGCCGAGCATCTCGTCCAGATCGTCGCGCATGTAGTTCTGCCGCGACTCGGTGCCCTGCTGCTGGATCTCCGCTTCGCCGAGTGTCTTGGCGGTGCGGATCGAGGATGACAGCGCCTCCTGGATGCCCCAGATCATTTCCAGATCCGCGAGGATGGCGCGGGTGTCGTAGAGCGCCATGTCGACCGGTGGGTACTGGATGTTCACCACGGACTTGCTGATGTCGTCACCGGGACGCACGGGCTTGAGCGGCACCATCTCGACGTGGGTGGCGCCTTCTAGCTTGGCGATCTCATCGGGCGAGTAGTTGGTCGCATCGAAGCCAGATTTCGGGATCACGCGCCGCCGGTGCTTGCGGTAGTTGCTGCGGATCGAGTTGTATTCGTCCAGCAGGCGCTCCGATCGGGTGATCAGCGAACGCCCATGCCGATCGCCGTCGACGTGGCCGATCTGGTACTGGAATAACGGGTAGAAGCGGCTGGTCGCCGGACGCGGCGGGAACGGCGGCTTGGCGTAGCAGTCCATGCCCTCGAAGAACGTGATCACGTTGCTGCTCGTGCGGTCCCATACCTCCCACAGACACACGAACTGCATGCCTCCGGTCTGCATGGTGCCTTTGCGGTAGGCGTCGGCATCAGCCGGGTCAGTGCTGGTGGCCATGGCTCCGCTGTCGCCGGCCTGTTCGCTGTCGCGCGGTTTCTGCGGGTAGTAGGCGGCGGCCGTGCGCAGCTTGTCGGCGATCTGGGGGTGATCCTGCTTGGCCTGGTCGATCGTCATGAACACGCGATGCGCGATCCACGACGCATCGAGATACGCCGTCAGGTCCCGGCAGTCGGTGGAGACCTGGATGTCCTCGCCGGCCACGAAGTCGATCGCGAACCCACGCGCCACGACGATCTCGACCTTTGCCTCCAGTGCCTGCGCCTGTCGCTCCAGCTCGGCGCGCACCTGGTCGTCGTCTGGTGCCTCGCCATCGTCCAGTTCCTTGCGCAGTGCCGCCATGCGCGCGAGGTTGTCCTGAATGTCGTTCAGCTGGATCGCGATCTCCGGGTCTTCGCCCTTGCGCTCCAGCCATACCGCCTTGAGCCAACCGATCGAGATGGTGAGACTTGAGCCCACCAGCGGCTTGGCCTGTTTCTTGAGCTTGGCCTTCTTCCACAGCGTCGACACCACCAACTCCAGCGTGCTGGAGAACTGCTCAGCGTTCTCGCGCAGGCGCTGATAGGGCTCCAGCAGCTTGGCTGCCTCCTGTTTGAGCATTGCGTCGGTGATCTCGCTTTGCTGCGCCGGCGACGCCTGTGCACCAGGCAGGGCGGGTGACGGTGCCGGGCCGCCCTGGGTCCCCAGCAGCCGCGCGATCGCCTGCGGCATGGCCGGTGCCGTGACCTGATCACCGGCCTGCATCTGCTTGGCCACCATCGCCATGATCGCCTTCTGCGGTGGCGGCTCGGTCAGGCCAGAGGGCGTCACGCTCACGTCCGGGTCCTGCGCGTACAGGAACGAGCGCAGCACGTCGATGTAGCTCTGCGCGATCGGCACGTCGACCTCGAAGTGCGTGCGGTCGGCGCGCGCGTACTTCCGGTCGCGGGCGTAGCGCTTGCGCGCGTACTTGTCGAACTCGCGCGCCTCCTCGATGGCCTTCTGCCACGCCTTCACGTCCGCGCATTCGCGGGCGTAGGCCTGTTGATCCTCGCCCTGATAGTCGGCGTTCGCGGCCTGGATGCCCTGCTCCAGCGGCTGGGTTTCTTCGATCGTCATGGCGGTGGCCTCAGTCGTAGTAGCGTTTGCGTCGGGCTGCTTCGCGTGCATCCTCGCGATACAGCCCCTCGATGTGCCGGCGGGTGAAAGGTTCAACGCGGTCGCGATCGTCCGCGTCGTCGTCAGCATCGCCTTCCAGCAGCAGATCCAGCGCGCGTCCGATCAGGCTGCAGCAGTCGACCTTGTCGTCGTAGCGCGCGGCGGGGAAGCTCACCAGCTGCTCGATCAGAGCATCGCCCCAGATGCCATCGCGCACGTGCACGGTGCGGGCGCTCACGCGACCCAAAAAACCCTGCGCACGCGCAAGCTTGTCGGCGATGCTCGGCAGCAGGTGGCGCGCGGCGTAGGACTTCTTGCGGCGCATCGCACGACGCACCTCGGGGCCGATCGCGGACTCGATCACGCCGGACTCGCCGAACCACAGGATCGGCTTCCAGGTCTTGATCAGGCTGCAGGCGGCAGAGACCGACTTGTCCGTCGTGACTTGCCCGCTCCACCAGTCCAGCACCCAGATGTCGCCTTCCTCGTCGATGCCGAAGATGCCGTGTTCAGTGAAGTCCGGGTTGTTTCCCTTTTGTCCGGCCGCGGCCTTGATCCTTTCCTTGGCGGCGAAGTCGCTGGCCATGTAGACCTTGAGCCGTTCGCGCTCGGGCGCACGGCTGAAACGCAGGAAGTCCGCCTTCTTGAAGTGGATGCCCTCGGCTGGCGCCGGACGCTGCTGGTACAGGCTCGACCACGTGCGCGCGTTCGCCTGGTACATCCGCCAGTGGCGCTCGCTGAACCACTCCGGCCACATGTACTCGCCGATCTCCCGCCCAAGCGGATCGTCGGTGCGCTCGCACTGCGCCGGGATGCTCAGGACTTCCCACACCTGGCCATCACGGCATTCGACCGGACCGCTGCGGCCGTCGTAGTCCTCGGGCAGGATGCCGCCAGCCAGATCATCTTGGTGCCAGCGGGTCAGGATCATGATGATCGAGGCCTTCGGCTTGAGGCGGGTCAGGAAGTCGTCGTCGTAGGCGGCGCGGGTCTTGGCGCGGATGGTCTCGGATTCCGCTTCCTCGCGGCCGGCGACCGGGTCGTCGATGATGCCTAGGTCGCAGCGGCTGGACGTGATGCCGCCCAGCAGACCGGCGGCGTACAGGCCCGAGCCGTTGGTCAGCTCCCACTCGTCCGCCGCCTTGCTGTCGCCGACCAGGCGCGTGTCCTGCGGCCAGATGCTGGTGTATTCCGGACTGGCCACGATCTGCCGCGCTTTCTTGCTGGCGCGGATGATCGGCGTGCCGGAGTAGCTGGTCATCAGCACGCGCAGCCCGGGAAAAGCACCCATCGCCCACGTCGGCGCGACCACACTGCCATAGGTGGACTTCGCAGAGCCCGGTGGCTCGCAGATGATCAGGCGACCGTAGTCGGTGCGGATGCATCGCTCGATCGCTTCCATCGTGACGATGTGATGCTTCGCCACGTGCGTCTCGATCGGCTTGAACAGCCACTCGTCCGCGTCCTCGCTCACCGGCGCGCCGGGGATGGTTATGGCCTGGCTGAACTCCACGAGCGACTGCCGCGCCCGCTGGCGGCGCAGCAACTCGCGAGCGGCCTGCGTCGGCGTGAGGTTGCCGTCAGCCATTCTTGTTGCCGTCTTCTTGCGGTTCCAGCGCCGCCCGCGCAGCGATCGCCATCAGCTGCTCGTCGGTTAGCTGGGTGCGTGGCGGAATCAAGGGGTTTTCCTTGTCGCCTTGCAGGATGTGGCGCTCGCCGTAGCGGCGTGGGTCCCACTTCGCGAGCAGCTTCAGCCGAGTCTCGACCTGCAGCTTGCGATGGCCAAGCATGTCTTCGTTGCGACGCTCGGTCACGACCAGCTTGGTGCGACCATTCTTCTGCTTTACCGGCTCCAGCTTCTCGATCACGCCGAGCTTAGGTGTGTCGGCGATGCACAGAGCATCGTGCGCGATGGCGTCGTAGCCCAGGTCCCTGGCCGCATCGAACTGCGCCCGGATCGCCTCATCCTGCAGCCGCCAGTCGTTGACCGTCTTCACAGGTACGCCTAGATCGGCGCAGATCACCGTCATCGGTTCTTTGCCGGTCTCCAGTCGTGCGCAAATCGCGTCAGTCAATGCCGCGCGGTCGTACTGCCGCGGCGCGCCACCCTTTCCGCTCGCCGGCTGGGGTGATTTGGCGCTCTTTTTCGCAGCCACGACTCAACCCTCCTCGCGCCGGATCGCGTCGTACAGCAGCGCCGGCACCAGCTGCGCGAAGTGCGCACGAAGGTCGTCGAGCAGATCCTGCAGGGTCGGAAAGACCGGCACGTCGCCGCGGGCGTAGCTGCCCACGTACCAGGCCATGTGTGCATCGACCAGCGCCGCGGTGGTGTTGGCGCCCTCGGCCAGCACGTAGACGTTGCCATCCTCGTCGCCCAGCACGAACGTGCCGGCCACCATCTGGTGCCGGTAGCGCTGGATGCGGTTGAGGATGGTCTGCAGCAGTGGGGTCATGTCGTCGCACGGATCCATGCGCCCGATCGGCGTCAGCGACCCGACGAAGCGCCGATGCGGCCCAACGTTGGGCCGCTTGTAGGGGGCACGTATAGCCTGCCGCTTGCGAGGATCAAGGCCGGCCACGCCGCAACCTGATCTCACGTGGATGCGATGTGAGGTGCCAGGCACCGCACAGTTCGCAGTGATACGCATGGTCTTCCACCTTCGGGTCTTGCCGGCGGCGACGCTTCCGGCGCAACTCGGAGAGCTTTCGCTCGGCTGAGCGCTGGTTGGCGTAGCGCCGTTTCGTGCATGGCGGCATAGGAGGGTTATTCGGCATCGTCTTCCACTTCCCGCTGCCTGCACCAGTGCGGCTGCATCGGATACCGCGACACCTTGCGCAGCTCGCACCAGCCCAGCCCGGCCGACGGATTGATCACGTCGCGGCGGAAGTGGATGCAGTCCTCGCACGTCACGGGTTCAGTCATGGAAGTTTTGCCCTCTTGCCGCAGCGACGACACCTGCGCGAGAACCAGCTGCGGCTGCCGGCAGGAAAGCGCTCCATGATCATCTCCCAGGCGTGCAGATTGATGCGGCAAAGCCAGCTCACAGCGGTAGCTCCGGTAGGTGCTTGCCCGTCGCAATCCATACTGCCGCGTCGCGAGCCTCGCGAATGTCGTCTTCAGTCGGCTCGGTTCCATTTCGCCGCATCGCCTCGGTCAACACGAACTCGCCAGCGAGCGCCCATTGCTCTGGAGTGAAGGCGCTCACAGCGGTAACTCCGGCGCGACGCGCTCGCGCACGATCGGGCTGATCGTCACGATCACACGCGCGCCGTGTTCGTCCGGATCTTCGCGGTACTTGTGGATCTCGTGATGCTGCTTGTCGTCCTCCCAGGCGATGCCGTTCAGCGCATCGCTCAGCACCTTCTCCGCGTTGCCCAGGTCGATGCACTGCACCGTGTCGGCCCAGTAGTCCGGGTCTTTGCGTGCTCGCTTCGCCCAGTCGAGCGGACGATGCGGATAGAGGTGCAGCTCGACGCAAACGCGGCCAGCGAGCGGCCGAACTCCAGCCGCGATCGCGAGCTTCGCCACGTCGTCGCGGTACTGCTTCGCCTCGGGCGTGACGTAGGTCAGAGCCATCGGCCGGCGTGAGCCCTTCGGCGTGATGATCCGCGTGGCCCAGTAGCGGTTGGCGCTGATCGGGTACGGCAGCGCCAGCGTGACACTCCGCGCGCGCGCGATGCTGGCGGAAACCTGCTCGGGCCTGATCTGAGGCGCGTTCATGCGCGGCGCTCGTAAACGTACGGCGGGGCGCCTGCACGCCTGGTGCGGCATCGCGTCCGGTACCGCACGACACGACGGCGGCTATGCAGCTCGTCGAGGGCGCGGCGCACAACGGTGCGCGACAGCGTCAGGCATTGGCTGAGCGCGTTGACCGTCATGGGGGCGAGCCGGAGAGCGGCGTCGACGCGGTGCTGTGCAGGAGATGGGCTCATGTCTCGCTCCGGCGCGTGCGTTTCGCTGTTGCTTCGAGCTCCATCTGCGCGTGCTCGATCGCCCCCCAGTTGCGGCGGACCTTCGCCGGATCGAAGCGCCCGTCGTCGTCCAGCAGGTCCTGGTTCGGCGCTTTGCCGTCGGCGACGAGTCCGCGCAGGTAGCAGGCTTGGCAGATGCCGCGCAGCGCGTCGAAGCGGTCTCTCACGAAGATGTCGGCCTTGCCGCGCTTGCGGATCGGCTCGCCGCTGGCGGTGGTGCCGATGTAAAGCGACTGGCAGCCGGGGATTTCGCAGTGCGTGGGGCGGTCGGGATTCATGACACCCTCAACTTCCGCCCGAGGTCACGGATGATCTCGGCGGTCTTGGTTCGGTCGACGGGTTTGCCCACGACCACCTCGGGGTCGTCGGCGTCGAGTTTCGGCGACTGGTAGTACTCCCGCGGCTTGGCAGCAGCGGGTTGGCCAGGCATGGCAGGAGCGATGCTCTCGACGGCATCCTCCCATCGCTGCCCGTTGAGCCACGTCGAGGCGTGCGGGATGAACTGCGGCTCCAGTTGCCACTTGGACGATGCGGCCTGGGCCTTGAGCGCAGCGAGGATCGTCGTGAGCAACTCTGCGTCGGGAGCGATCTTGTCGAACGCCTTCAGCGCAGCGGCGCGTCCAACCTTGCGGGGGTAGATGGCCCAGAACTCGCCGAAGCGGCTCGGTGGCTTCGGTGTCTTTGTCCTGCCCGGCTTCTTCGTCGGCGTGGTCGGTTCGACCAGCGTGAATTCGTCCGAATTTTCGGATTTGAGCGAGAGAGGGTTGGGTGGGGTAGGGTTGGGTGGGGTGGGGTTCTGGTTTTCAACTTTCAAAAAACCTTCTCGAAACCGTTCCGAGATGGTTCCGGTAACCGTTTGCGAAACCGTTTCGAGAACGTTTAGGTGCGCATCCGTCCAAAAGTCGCAGAACTCAAGCATGGCGCGGGCTGCGAAGGCTTTCGCCTCCCCTTTCGTGATGCTCTCCCAGTCGCTGAATCGCGCCTTCGCGATGTTCGCGTTCACGATGCGGTTCCACGCCAGGAATTTGGGCATGAAAACGACCGAGTTCAGACGTATCGCCAAACCTTGTCGAAACAGTTCGGAGAAGGTTTGCGAAACGGTTTCAGGCGACCATTTCAGGTCGTCGAAGATGTACCCATCGGACAGACGGAAGCACCCCACGCCATTGGTGTTCGGCCCGGTGAGCAGGTAGACCATCAGCAGCTTGCCTTGATCCGAAAGCTTGCTGGCGTCCTCGGACTGCCAGAACGCGGACTGGACTTGCCCGTACTCACGCATGATCGCCACCTTCCCCACGCTGTTGCTGCCGGTCGCGCGCGTTGCGCCGCATCGCATCCATCCGCAGCTGCGCCTGGGCGAAGGCCGCGGACTCGCGCTCCTCGGGGGTCAGCTCGAACGGGATCGGATCGTCCTCGCCGCGGTCGATGACGTTCATGCCCTCTTCCTCCCTGTTGATCCCTGCGGCTCCCCGCGATTCCCCGCGACTCCCCCGTCAATCCCCGTCAGTCCCTCGGCGTGCAGTAGGCGGTTCAGTACGCTGGCGCCATGGATTCGTTGCATGGCCCAGTCATGGAGGATTTCCCGGACGATCTCTTGTCGTTCGCGGCCCGTGCTGCGCGACTCGGCCTCAAGCACGCAATCAGCTTCGGGCGTGATCTTTCCGCGGAAGTCCTTGAGCTCGATGCCCATGGATCAGCCTGCCTTCCGGTTGGCGATGGGCTGCGGCTCGCCGAACACGTCGGGCCGCAGTTCCTGGCGCGTGACGGCGCCGTCGGTGGCTTGTTCGATGGCCGCGCAGCGTGTCGCTGGCACCGGTCGAATACCGTTCTCCCATTGCCAGACCATGGCAGGTGTAACGCCCACGCGGCGGGCAAGATTGGCCTTGCTGTTTTCGCAGGCCGCGATAGCTCTCTGAATCGGGGATTTGTCCATTCGCTGACGATAGCAACGCTATTGCACGAATGCAATAGCGTTGCGTGGCGACAGGACTGGCTACCATGAATAGCATCGCTACCATGACGAAAGCCGCCCCACCTGTCCCCACGCGCTACTCGCTGGCGTTGAATGCCGCCATCATCGCCTCGGGCATCACGAAGGCAGCGATCGCCAGCCACATGAACGTGAGCCCTGGGATGGTCTCGCAGTGGGCCAACGGCCTGCGACCCGTGCCAGCGGAGAAAGCGCAGCGCCTGGGCGACTATCTGAGCGTGGATCCCGCGAAGATCAGCGCGAAGTTCGCGGAGCACTGGGACACCGCGTCCAACGTCGTCCCGCTCCGGCAGCGCGCCGGCGAAGAGCCACTGCGACAAGACCTGCAGATAGCCCGCCTGGAGAACGACATCGACTCCCTACGGTTTGCGGTCGCGGCCTTGGTGTCGGCTATGACGGTCCACCGACCAGCCGAAGCGACGGACGTGGCGAAGACGATTCGCAAGAACGTTCCGCAGAAGTTCGTCCGCAGGGGCTATCTGCACGAGCTGCTGCAAGCGTTAGACAAGGGCTAGGAATCGGCAGCGCGTAGGGTTTCCGCTCCTCCTCCCGCAACTCCAGAACACCTTTCACAAGACCACTCATCAAATCATCCATCGTTTCAGTCATGCCCTTCCCCTTGCCTGTGGTGGCAGTGGAGCAGGGTTCACTCGCACAGAATGAGACCGGGGGAGCACGTGGTGAAAACAGGGATACTCGCAATCGCGGTCGCGATGACATTGGTCGGTTGTGTGACCAACTCCGGCATCCAGCCGGACGGTGCTGACGCCTACCGCATCATGTCGGCAGGGAAGACGGGCTTTTCGTCGTCGGCCAGTATGAAGTCCGACCTCTACGAGAAGGCCGCTGCCTTTTGCGGAAGCAAGGGCCGGGTGGTCGAAACGATCGAGCAGACCTCGCAGCAGGCTCGGCCCTTGGGCGGCTTCCCTGAGGCAACACTGCGGTTCCGCTGCGTCACCAGGTCTGCCGGAGGCTGATCTTCATCATTGCCGGCAAACGGCAACCGACAAGCACCACCACAAGCCCGCTCCGGCGGGCTTTTTTGTGTCCGAAATAAAATGTAGCAGCGCTATTGACATGAACAGATAGCGTCGCTATCGTATCCCACAGCCACCACGGCCAGGGAGACGACATGTACATCCTCACGCAGCACACCAGCAACAAGCCGCCCCGCGCTTACCGCTTCGCCAACGACCGGGACATCTGGGTCGAGCTGGCGCCCTGGAAGAAGCTCGCGCTGTCGCCCGCCGAAGCCCAGCAGCTGATCGCCGAACTGCAGCGCGAGCTTGCCGCGGTCGAGGCCGAAGCGCGGGGGGCGGCGGCATGAACGCCCAGCATCCCGTCCAGACCATCAAGCAGCGCCGCGCCATCGCCGCGTACACCGCTGCCCAGCGCGGAGCCGATGCCGCCCGCGAGGCGCAGCTCGAGCTGGAGCGCCTGCTCGCCGCGAAGCGTGCCGGCGAGGAAGCGCGAGCCGCCCGCTACGCCGCAAGCCGCGAGTACGCGATGCGCTGCGTCGAGCGGGATGCGCTGGTGCGCCGGTCGGCGGACGTGCCACCCGCTGCCCCGACATGGCTGGCGTGGACCGCGATGGTCGCGCTGTCGGTCGTGCTGACCCTCGCCGCGTGGTCGTTCGCGGAATATCTGTTGCCGATGCTGTGGAGGCTGAAATGAGCGGGCATACGCCGGGACCGTGGCGTATAGACCCTAGGCCGTTCAGTGGGTACGGCGCGGTACACGTCAGTGGCGGCCAATACATCGTCGCTAAAGCGCTAGGACAAACCCAATCGTGCGAGACGGAGGCTACAGCCAATGCCCGCCTGATCGCCGCCGCGCCGAAGCTGCTGAAAGCATTGCAATCCATCGTCGCATCGCTTGCCGAACACGACGACGAGGGAATGATCGAGCACGCGGAGCAGATGATCGCGGCCCGCACCGCCATCGCCGAAGCCACCGGGGAGCAGCCATGAGCGGGCAGATCGACGTGCTGGCTGTGATGAATCGCGCGTGCACAGCCCTGAACGACGAAGGGTTGTTCAATCCTGGCGACGACCTTTGCAAAGCCCGCGCCGCCTTGGTCGAGCTGATTGACAAGGTGGACAGCGCTCTGGCGCTTGGCTGGAGCGACACCGCTGCCCGCGAACTGAGGGTCGCCCGCGCCCGCATAGGCGGTGCGAAATGACCCGCGCCGAGTACTACCGCCGCCGCAGCGCCGCACGTCACGCGATCCGCGCCCGCGACATGCTGCCGCGCGACCCGTACACGACATGGCAGGACCGTGAGCGTGCGCAGCAGTTGGTGCAGGAGTGCGTCGGCCGGCTTCCTGGCTACGCCTACGCGCGCCCCTACGGCTTCATCGACCGGCAGACGCGGATGGCGCTCTACGCCCAGTTCCCGCAGTGGATCGTGCGTCGCAACCAGTTGTGGCATCGCCGACAGCGCGAGGCCATGCAGCGCCGGATTCGCGACACCGTGAACCGCATGGCTGCCGTGCGGGAGGTCGCGTGATGTGCGACCTGACGACCCTTTCCGGATTCCCTTCCGCCGAGCTCGCCGCGGAGTTTGCGCGCATGTTCGGTCCCCCTTCGCCGGTCCCGGCCAGCCCGTCGCGAGACGCGCTGCCGATTCCATCCCCTGGTCCTGCCGGGGCCGGCGATCCTCTTGTGGAGCAGCCCGCATGACCGCCCTTGCCCCGTACATCCTCGATCACGTCACGTACCGGCGTCCGGCATCCACCATCACTGCGCCTTGCGCGATCGTGGGCCGGGAATACACCGGCGTCGACGCAGACAACCGCCGGGCCTACATCGCGCAGTCGGCGGCGACGCGAAACGGCGTGGTCGCGCAGTTCGTGCTGCGGCAGAAGCCGCGTGTCCGCGTGAAACCGCGCATCCGCATCGCACCCCCTACCCACGCGCTACCTCCCGAGCGCGTCCCAGCCGACGTCGATCCCCCTCTCTGACGCCGGCTCAACCCGAGCGCAGCGGCTGTCTGCGCACCTATCACAAGAACCGGCACCGCGCCGGCAAGGAATCCAGATGACCCTGACCCGCATCTACACCGTCACCGATGGCGAGACCGACGAGAAGTACCTCGTGCGCGCGGCGACCACCGCCCAAGCTATCGCGCATGTCTCACGGCGCTTCCGTGCGGCCGTGGCCACGCAGGAACAGCTGGTGGCGATGCTCGACGCAGGCGTCCCGGTCGAGACGTACAAGGCGGCGAAGCAGGCGGAGTTGCTGCCGTGAGCGGCCAGCCAGTCACCGAGGGCGAGCGCTACGCCAGCGAGCAGACGCCATCCGAACCGATCACCGATTACGCCGCACGCCGCGGCGAGTGAGGACACCATGAGCCTGAAAATCACGAAAGCCGCCGAACCCATCGCCGTCGAGCGCCTGAACCTGTGCCTGTACGCACAACCCGGTATCGGCAAGACCTCGCTGGCGTTCACCGCCGACGCGCCGCTGCTGCTGGACTTCGACCAAGGGGCGCACCGCGCCGCTAACCGCAAGGACGTGGTGCGCGTCGCGCATTGGGGCGACGTCGCCGGTATCAGCGCGGACGACCTGGCGCCGTACCGCACGATCATCGTCGACACGGCCGGCCGTGCGCTGGACACGCTCACCGCCGACATCATCCGCCGCAACCCCAAGGCGGGCCGCGGTGGTGCCCTTACGCTGCAGGGATACGGCACGCTCAAGGCCGAGTTCGTCGCGTGGCTCAAGCTGCTGAACAGCCTGGGCAAGGACGTGATCCTGATCGCCCACATGGACGAGCAGCGCAACGGCGACGAGATCATCGAGCGCCTGGACGTGCAGGGCGGCAGCAAGGGCGAGATCTACAAGGCTGCCGATGCGATGGGTCGGATTGCGATCCGCGACGGCGCCCGCGTACTGAACTTCTCGCCCACGGATGCCGCGTTCGGCAAGAACCCGGGCCAGCTCGACCCGCTGGTCATCCCGCACAAGGACGCACCGGAGTTCGCGGACTTCCTTGCGGGCGTCGTGCAGCAGATCAAGGATCGGCTCAACGCGCTCACGGAAGACCAGCGGGCCGCGCAGGCGGTCATGGAGCACTGGCGAGTCACCATCGGCGACCTCGCCGAGCTGTCCGACTTCAACGGCACGCTCGACGCGATCAAGGAAGCCCCGAAGGCGGCGCAGGCGCTGTTCAACAAGGCGGCTACGGATCGCGGGTTCGCCTTCGACAAGAAGGCCGGCGCCTACATCGAGCAGGCCGCGTGATGCTGTTCCGTGTATCCGAAGTCGAGTTGAGCGCGGCTCGCGTGCGTGAACTTCTTCATTACGAAGTTAGCACGGGAATCTTCACTTGGGCCGTCAACCGTCCAGGCCCAGCCAAGGCTGGCGATGTTGCCGGAACCAGCATGAAAAACGGCTATCGGAAAATCGGAATTGATGGTCGCGAGTATCTGTGCCATCGGTTGGCGTGGCTTGTGACGAGTGGATCGTGGCCATCGCACCAGATTGATCACATCAATGGCGATCCGAGTGACAACAGGATATGCAATCTACGGCCGGCAACGAACGCTGAAAATCACCAAAACCTTGGACTGAGAAAAACGAATACATCCGGGCACGCCGGCGTCACTTGGTTCGCTGATCGCGGCAAATGGGTCGCTCAAATACACGTCGCAGGCAAGCACAAATGCATTGGGTACTTCGACGACAAGCTGGCTGCTGCGGCCGCTTACAGAGAAGCGAAAGCTGAGTTTCACCCTTTCTCTCCATCCGTGAGGGCATAACCATGCTATTTCGCGTAAGTGAATGTGAAGCCTTCCGACAATTCCGCGAGGACGACGAAGCCGAGTTGCCGGCGTTCCTGGACTGGCTCCGCAACGATAACCCGTCGCAAGCCATGCGGGCCGGCACCGCGTTCCACGACGTGCTGGAGCATGCACGCCCCGGCGAACTGGCATCCGCGGAGTCGCAAGGCTTCAAGTTCATCGTCGAGGTGGACGTCGAACTCGCCCTGTCGCCGATCCGCGAGGTGCGCGCGTCGAGGCAATACGGCGGCGTCACCGTCACCGGCAAGCTGGACGTACTGGACGGCCTGCGTGTCGAGGACCACAAGACCACAGGCCGCTTCGATCCCGACCGCTACCTGAGCGGCTATCAGTGGCGCCTGTACCTGTCGATCTTCGGCGCCCAGCTGTTCCGCTGGAACGTGTTCGAGATGCGCGAAGTCGAGCCGATGACGTACCTGGTGCACAAGTTCCACACGCTGGAACAGTGCCGCTACCCGGAGATGGAGCGGGACTGCGAACGGCTTGTCGCCGAGCTGGAAGCTTTCGCGCTGGTCCACATGCCGGAGCGTGAGCACTACGCGCTGGACGCCGCCGCATGAAGACGTGCACCAGATGGAAGCCGGGACACGTCTCGCTGCACGATCTTGCTGCAGCCGGCCGCAAGTCGCGCAAGGTCAGCCAGTGGGGCCGCGTCCCGTTCAGCACGGCCACGCTCAAGGCGATCCGCTTGGAGCGGATCAAGCGAGCTGCGGAGAAGTCATGACCGCCCAGGCCTTCATCCTCCCGCCCGACCCCGCCGACCGCGGGCGCATCGCCGACAACCTGCGCGCATTTGTGATGCAGGCGCTGCCCGGCAAGCGGCTGAAGGTGACGGTCGCCGAGGCAAAGAAGCGGCGCAGCGACGAGCAGAACCGGGCCTTGTGGGGTGTCGCGTACAAGGCGCTGACCGATGCCACGGGGAACGATGCCGAAGACCTGCACGAGTTCTTCCTTGGTGAGCACTTCGGGTGGCAAGTCACCAACGTCATGGGCCAGAAACGCCGCACGCCGTTGCGCCGCAGTTCGGGCCTGTCCACGGTCGAGTTTGCCGAGTTCTACAACTTCATCCAGCGCCGCGCTGCGGAGGCTGGGTACTACGTGCCCGATCCGGGCGAGTAACCCCTATGGCGGTGAATGCGCAGGCTGATGCGCAGCTACGGTCAGTACAACTTGCGCCGCCAGCACATTTCGAGGCGTGCCACTGCCGATACCCGGCGCGGATCGGTAAGGAAAAAGGAAGCACTTTGTACAAGCCGGAGATCAGCACCGGCCACCGCCACCCATTCCAACACGCCAGGCCGGCGTAACCGGCCACCCTTCCCGACTGGAGCGACGCCACATGTTCAGCCTCACCGACCAGCAGACGAAGATCACCAGCTTCACGCCCCGCATGGAGAAACACGGCGACGAGAACGTTCTCGCCGGCACGCTCAAGCTGGAAACCACGTGCCATTCCAGCGTGCTCGACAACTTCGACAAGTCGCTGCGCAAGCTGCTGTACCGCAAGCCCTCACCGGGCGAGCAGTCGGAGCTGCCGCTGGGCGATAGCGACGGCCTCACCGCCCGCAAGCTGCCGCAGTTGCTGCCGCTGAAATGGGACGAGGATTTCCCCGGTTACAAGATCGCCATCCAATCCGGCCTGGCGCTCGACGAGGTCATCAAGCTGGACGACGTGGAGATTCACGGCTTCGCGTTCGAGGCGCTGGATGGCGGTAGCTGCACGGTGCGCTGGTCGGCGAATTTCAACCAGGACGGCAGGACGAGCGGCAAGCTCTGCCAGCTGATCCAGGAGACGGTCGAACTGTCGCTGATGCCACCGGAACGGGATGCCGAGGAGATGGCGGCATGACCCAGAAATTCACCGCCGAGGAAGTGCGGAAAATAGCCACGAATTTGGATGAGCTGGTGGCCCCAATTACGCTCGAAGAAAATATTGTTCTGAATCGTGCAGCTGCGGCGTTGCGCGCCTACGCCGACACCCTGAGCAAGCCAGCCGACAGCGGGCGGGTGGATGGAATGGCGGACTTGCTTGCTGATTGGCGCCGCGCCGCTGACG